GATGTTTCAGATTGAGATGCACCATTAGCATCTGTGCCTGTTATCGTAAAGTTCACACCAGATATATTTCCTGAGGATGTTAACGTAATCAGTGCTACAGTATTAGTGCCAGCAAAAGTAGCAGCGGTGCCTGCTAAAGTCATATCGCCTGCACCACCTAAAGTTTGAGCTGCCGCCACACTAGTAGTACTAGCTGCTGCTGGTTTAAAGGTTTTTACTTGTAATTGTAAACCCATAATTTACTCCTATCTATCAGATGCTGCAAACATATAATCAAGTGTTGTAATTTTAGTTCCAGTAGCATTACCTGATAGAGACATTGCTGCTATTGTTAAAATTTCATCACTAGGAATATTATCTGTGTGAGTAGCAACTAGTTTTCTGTTAACAAAAAATTCAACTTGTCCAGTATGATTAGAATCTTTTGGACCTTGAATTCTAATGCTTAATGTAACATCAGTATCGTTTGTCATATCAACACCAGAATCAGTTGAAGTTTCTGTACCATCTTTTTCTGTTTTACACAGAATAGATGCATCACCGTCATCTTTTTGAAAAACGATTCTGTCTGTTGCGGTTAACATATTTTCTGGATTTGTTGCAAAATTTATAGTGAACCCAAAACATAAATCAGTGTCAGTCACGTCAGATGTTCTAACTTTAGTTTCAAACCATAAGTCTTTGTTTTCCTGTACTTGAAATATTTCATTCTTCTGAATAGAAGCACCATCGTTGTCTGTGGTTCCTGCTGAACTTAAATTTAGTAAACCATTTAACTGATCAGCAGCTATTGCTACCGATGCTCCTGAATCTTTTACAACAGTCCATCTGTGACCTGTGGCAGAGTCAAAACCCACTCTGTCAAAATCATCAAAATAAACCACGTAATCTGGATTTTTGTCTATTGGTAAATCCTTAAACCATTTTTTATTGTCATTTACACCCGCAAATAAAATTGGGCCTGTAAAATGTACACCTGCCATAGTTTTCTCCTAGGTTAAAAAATGTAGTCCTCTAGGGTGGTCTGCCAAGTCAGTCTACATTTAGTTTATATTATCTTGGTAGATTCATTATACATAAAAAAAAGGGGCTCGTAAGCCCCTTTTAATCAATATTAATCGTAATATTTAAGCAGCTCCTGGAGAACCAAAAATACCTCTTGGATCAGAGAAACCAAAAGAATATCTTTCTCTTGCTTTGAATCTTACGTTACCTGTATCGAAGTCACCCTCAATAGCAGTTTTAATTGGTGCTCTAACAAACTGTTTTAGTCCATTAGGTGCATCTGTCATAATAAAGAAAGCATCCGTATCAGTCAGATAATGGTTAACTCTATAACCTTGTGGGATCATACCCATTGAAGCCATAGCATTAATGTCATTATCAGCTGTCGCTACTCTCTGTGGAGATCTTAAAATTCTCTCTGCAGTAAACTGAAGTTCTTTTGGAATGATCAGTTTTACACCCTGCATAGCAATTTTCAAACCTCTTTCATCAACAAATGCAGCAATATCAATTAAAGATTGCTCAAGTGCGGTTTCAGATAAGTCTGCAGCAGTTGCTAATTCGTTAGCGAATACACCACCAGTAGCAAGTGGATGTTGTGTTGAACAAAGTTCTACACCATCACCACCAGCAAAGCTTGAGTTAAATGCATTGTTAAGTACATTTGCAGCTTTTACTTGCTTAGTGTTTGCCATTGAACGAGCTAATGCTCTTGTATAACGAGCAGCTAATCTATCGTATAGATTATCTTCTATCGCTTCTTCAGTGATAGCAAATGCCATAGCAATAGTTTCGTGAGTGTATCTTGCTGTAAAAGATTCAGTTGCTTGGTCAAATGTGACCCCTGCACCCTCTTCTTTTACTGGAGCACTACCGAAACCTGTAAGCATTACTTCTTCTTCAAAAGCTCTATCTGATGCTTCTGCAACGAAGATTTCTGCGTGTTCGTTTTCGTATCTATTATATTCTAAGCCAAAGAGAGCATTTAAACCTGGTTCTAACTCTTTGACCAACTGGGATCTTGAAATAGCCATAATTTACCTCTCTAAGTTAGTCCACCGCTTTGACGGTAGAAGTGATTATTAATTCTAACAAGAACGTTTGCATTAGCAGTAGTAGTATCTTCATTGTTAGGATCTTGGCTTATATCTACAGCCATTACCATAAATGTAGATGCACTATCACCTGTGCTTACATCAAGTTGAACTTTTGAAATACCAGTAACAGTATTACCAGTTACATTGGTTACAGAATAGTTTTTAAACAGTTCTGATCTAGTAAATGCTGCATCAGCATCCATTAGAAACAATGTATCAGGATCATCAATTACATTTGCAACAATGTCATCTGCATTGATAGATCCAGGGTAAAAATTGCTAAAGGTAGGTTTTTGTGTTGTTGGGTCTGTGTAAAAACACCCGTTAAATACACCGACAACGTGATCCGAAGTACCTGCACTATGTCTAGCTACATTACCTGTAGACGTTGGGACAACTAAGTCACCTTGAAAGATTGCAGTACCTTCATTTTGTTTTATCGTGTATCTGTTTTGGGCGTTATTCCACGGAGCACCATTCAACGACTTGTATGGTCTTAGACCAAACTTTTCAGCTACGTTAGCCATATGTTATCTCCTTTTATAACTAAGTTAAACAAATACAGCGATGGCTTTTATCAAAAAATTATGATTTACGTCCACCACCAAAAGTTACACGAGATTGTCTGTTAATATTAACAGGCATCTCTGGTCGTTGTTCCCTTAGAATGTCGTTGTCAACGGCTTTCACTTGGTCAGCTGTGATACTTTGAAAGTATCGCTTGCGCTGTTCGACAGTTTCTTCAGGTATCCTTGCCAACACAAGGCCACCAACCCCGATTAACCCCTGATATTGTCCGCTTTGTATCACTGGATAGTCGTGATCACCAAGTTGATTTTTAATCTCCTCAGCTCTTACAAATTCCCATCCCTCTCTTAGTTTTTTTGATACATTACCTGTATCAGCTTGACCAACGAGTTCGGTTCTTATCCAACGATGCACAAAGCCCTGTGGTGCAGGGGGAGCATCTAGACTTGACGGTGGCGTCCAAGGTTTATTCCTATTTGGCTTATTCTCTTGTGACGCGCGTGAGTTTCTTTTTATAGTATCATTCATATTTCTACCTTTTCACGTGTTTTGCGTATAATTCTAGCGGCACTCCTAATTTTTTGGCAATAGCCACCTCTGAACGAGTGAGTTTCACAGTTCTGCGCCCTTCCTGTTTACGCCCCGCAGAGGCAACAGTTTGGACGGGTTGTTGTCTTTCATCAGCAAACTTATGAGGAAAATTTTCCCTAATAAGTTTGTTAACTTCATTGTAATACTCATCTGACTCTGGGTCAAACCCCTGTGTAATTAAGTCTTCGTGTATTCCATATGCAGCACTTGTCATAACCCTATCACTACCAAACCATTCGTTATCTTCAGCCCACTTTTCCGCTTTTTTTGAGGGTTGAGGTAAATTCTGTGGTTGTGGTGCTTGTTGTGGTTGTTCTGCTGCAGCTTTTGTTTCTGTTTCTATTTTATCTTTTTTAATTCTTGCTTTTTCTTTTTCAACAGCTAAACGTGTTAATTCATCGTTGGCCTCCATAATTTGATCGGCATTGTTTTCTTCAATTGCTTTTTTTAATTTTACTTTAACTTGTTCTCTTTGTGCATCAACACGGGCATCAAACTCCGCAACATAATTTTTGTCGGTGTCCGTAGCATTTTTTTGTAAACCAGACATTTTATTTTGCAATCCTTTTGCATAATCTAAAGCTGCTTTTTCTCTTCTCTCAGCTTCTCTGTATTTTCGAGTGAGTTGAGCAATTCTTTTTTGCACATTCTGTGAAACATTTTCTAGATCGTCTTTATTTTCTTTTGGTTCTTCTATAACTTTTGTTTTGGTATCTTCTTTAATTGGATCAGTATAACCAAGATCAACCTCTTCAGTTTTTGGAGTTTCCTCCTCTTTTTTTTCAGCCACTGTAAGAGTTTCCTCTTTTACGTCATCTGTATCTAATTCTACTTTGTTTTCTTCTTGCATTTTTAATCCTTAGAATAAAGCGAGGATATCCTCGGGTTTGTTAATAGTGCCGATGATCTCATCATCATTTAAGATTCTGTGTTCACCGTATTTAGTCTTAAAACGAGCACCAGCATACCGTCCATAAACAATAAACTGACCCTCTTTACACCACGGTCCAGTTGGAAATTTTTGCTTATCTTTGTAACAAAGGTCACCCATTTTTACAACAAGCCCAACCACTGTTGTTAGTTGTTGTGTCTCTAAGGTTTGCTCTGTTAAATACAAGCCTCCTTTAGTTTTCTTTTTAGGCTGATAAGGCCTTACTAAAAGTCTGTATCCTACTGGTTTTGGAAGTATTTTAAGATATTCTTCTGTTTCTTTTGTACCTTTAGGAACTAAAGGTTCTTCCTCATCATTCGCAGGTGGAACAACGAGTTTTTTATCAGGTTTGATCAATGTCATCTACATTATCCTCTCTATTTTGCAGGTCTTTTAAGTCCTGAAGCAGTGCCTCTAGTGCACTGAGCTTACCCTTAGCATAATGTAGTTGATCTAACTTGTCTATACCATAGCAGATATGATCTTTTGTTTTTAAAATTTCTTTTTTTATAAAGTGTCTTATAGATTGTACTGTATCAATATCAAGCATATACTCGCAAATGTGATTTAGGCCCAAGTTTTTTTCTATGTTTTTTGCCTACAGATTTATAACGCCTCTTTGTTTTTTTTGCAAACCTTATTTCTGCTTTGTGAAACTTTTTTACCATAACATACTACTGGTGATTTATACTCAAGCACTCGTCTTCTATTTGGAAATTTTTCACCACTACAATCTTTTATTTTAAATATCTCTGACAAGTTTGTATCCCCATCTGTTTTCAGATAAGTCCCAAACCCTTTTGGTAGCCGAAGGTATTTTAACAATAAGATTGTTAAATTTAATAAATTTTTTAGTTAATAACATATCACTCTCCTTAGTAGTGAGGGGACATAGTCCCCATCACTTTACTTTTCAGCACAGGCATAACTGTTAATCTCAAGACCAACAGAAATTTCTGTAATTATAGGTTTAGACCACATAATTATCTCCATTGTTAGAAGTGCTGGTTGTCATCGTGACCGCAGTCCACTGAGTATATTTTAATCTATTTTTTGAACTTAGCAATACTCTTTAGCCCGAATGACCCTGCAATCGAAGCCAAAATTCCCCAGCTTAACCAATCCGGACAATCGTTTTTTAAAAAGATAAAACCCTCTTTCATATAAGGTTGAAGTGCGGGTATGAAGGATGCAAAAATTATGGCAATGAACGCAAGGGTCCAAGCTTCGTCTTTCCACGAATCTGCTGCTGCATCTGCTTGTTTTTCATCCCAAGTCCCCTCTTTTTCAATTCTTGTTTTAGTTGCCTCTAATTTTGTTAGCTCAACTTTTGATTTAAGTTCAGCTTTTTTTTGACGGCCTTCTATCCAAGTTGATGCCAACTTAGCGACAGGACCAATAATTGCTTGAAACATTATATCTCCTTTTTATAAATAATTTTACTGTCACCTTCTTTAGCAACATTAAAATTATAAGTCTTTAGGAGCATATCCACAATACCCATACTAAGCAGTTTATAATCATCAATTATTATTATTGATTGATTTTCCATTCTAGGTATAAAAAACACAAGTTCGTCTACGATTGCAGCAGTTGTGTGAGGACCATCGAGATGTACGACTTTATACAAACCATAAATCATAAGATTATTTTGATAACAAAACTGATGTCCTTCGCCCATAGTTTTAAAATAATAATCATCAGTCATATTAAAAAAATTAAACTCTTTATAATTTTTATATAATTCCGTGACTGTCCGTTGCATCATTTCATCATCATATCCAGCATTAATTATATTGTCGGGTTTGTCATAATGCTGATAAGCTAGACTACCGTAAGGATCTACAGAAATATGTTTATAAAGTTTTGGTTTATATTCTCTTATGGCATCCATAATTATTTTTGAACCTAAACCCTCACGTAACCCGATTTCACAAGTAAGTGTGGCTCTGTCAATTGTTAATTTTTTTATTTGATCTACAATTAAATTATATTCTTCAGAGTCGCCTTTTATCATTTTATATAGGGTAAACAGTCTATTATTACTTCAATAGAATGTATCAGAATTTCTATAATAAGTAAAATTAAAATTAAGTTGAGTATAGTTTCTTTTGAGTCAATCTTAGAATAAACCTGTAAATTTTTTTCCCTTAACTTGTATTTCTGAAATGCCTTTAATGTCACTTCTTGCTCCTTCTTCTCTATATGGACATCCACCCATAGTAGATCCACCCTCTTTCTTTTTTTTAACAGAATAATACCTCGCACCTTTTTTTATTATTTTATTACCTAATTTCTCTTCTGCTTTCAGTGTTTCATCATACGATTTATGTTTTCTGCCTTTTAGAACCATTCCAGTTTTTGGATCTAAAGAACCATATTTAGGAAAATAACCTAATTGTTTAAAGCTTGGTTTAGGAGCATTTTTATAATCATAACCACTACCTTCTGGATCAAACCCTCCCTCTTTTAGTTTTACAGGAGGTACTTGAGGATTAGGACCACGTTTAGGTGGTGGGCCAAAAGGTTTGCCTAGTCTATTTTTCATTACCACCTTTTTGTATTTCGTTAGTTATTTTTGCTTCTTGTAAGTCTAACTTTTCGTCAGCTACTCTAATACGTTCTTTTGAAGCCTCCTCGGCATCTTCTCTCTTCATTTTATCAAGATCTAGTCTTTGGAAGAACTCATCACCCTTTCTTTCTTCACTTGCAGCAAATTCAGCGGCTCTTCTTTGCATATCCATAGCTCTTATATCTAACTCTCTATTTTTTAACATCACAACCGGATCAGGTTTTGTTGTGCCCTGCTCAGCCATAGCTAGTTCTTGTGTTAAGTCAGCAATAACACGAGCTATCATACTTTCTGTTTCGGCTAAATATGCTTTAGGATCAGCTTGCTCCAGTCTTTGTAAATCAAGTCTTTCTGTTTTAATATGTAATAAAACCTGAGCTCTGGCTTTGAATGAAATGTGTTCAGATATATGTGCTTGTAACAATGCATACACCATAGGATTAGCTTGAACCATTCTTGTTTGCAAAAAAGCGGCGTGAGCAGCAATATGAGCATCGTGATTCTGAAAATAGAAAGCTTTTGGTACTTCCATACGTAAAGCTCCCGCATTTTCAACACCCGGATCAATCGGTTGTGGTATTTTTTGCGGTAAAAGTAGATCATCAATCTTTTTTGTACCCAACGACTCGTAAACACGTCTGTAAGCTTCTCGAATATTGTGTAATTGTGGTGCACTTTGTGCAATTTGTAATTGTTGACTGGCTAGCGTGACCCGTTGAGCGAGAGAAAACGTATTTGGGTCAGCAACTGGTATAACATCAACCTCAGGTGAGAAATCTAGTGCTTTTATCATTCTGTCTGCGCCATAAACAGCATAAGGATACTGTGGAGGTAGATATTCTGCAAAAACATTGGACAACAATCTAAATTCTTGTCGCATAGAGTAGTAACAACGTTTATGAATAGCACTCATTACCCTAGAACCACGTTCCAAGAGAGCCAGAGTAGTGCCAACAGCACGATTTTGTTTATCCTCACCAATTTGCATATCAGCAATTGCTGCAAAACGTTGTCCTGCTTCCACAACAAACCCTAAAAGTTGCATTAAAACTGAACTTGGCTCTTTAAATGGTAGAATTTGAAACTGATCCTTAATGTTACCACCGGGTGCATCCACATCTCTGAACTCACCGGGTTGAAATGGCTGTTCATCGTCCCTTATTCGTATGCCTCTTGACTTAAAACCCGCAGGTAAATTAGCAAGAGTGCCCGCATCGAGCAGTTGACGTAGTGCTGCGGTGGCAGTTTTACTTAAACCACCTATCATATGTATCAAACCAAACCCATAAAACCCTAATCCGGGCAAAAATTTGTAGTGAACAAAGTATTCACGTCTCATAAATAGGGGATCGTTAGGTTGATAGTTTCTGTAAATGCTTAAAATCTCCTGAGAACCCTCATCAATGGTCACAATGTAGGGTATTTTTACTTTTTTTTCTGGATTTTCTAATGCAAACTCGTCAAGATCTATATCAACGTGCATCTCTAGTATATTATATTGATATTCTTTGTCACCAGATGGAGAAACACCCTCTATTGAGTCATATTTATCTTGAATTTGGTCATCATCTGCAGCTTGTGGGAAAATTTTTACATCTCTATAAAAACCTGATGTCATTTTTTTTAAAACATCGTTCTCACTCATTTTAATTAGATGTGTAATTCTCTCACAATCTTTTAAATCCGAAGCATAGTAAGGGACAATAAGATCCTCTGCAGGTATAAACTTACTTACAGCTCTATTCATCAAATCATCAAAGTAAACTTTTTTAAATGCTGAACCTGCAAGGGGTAAATAAAAAAGTAATTGGTCAAAATCAGGGGTATATTCCTCCATCGCTTCAGTAACCATATAATTCATAAAATCTTTTACTCTTTGTGCTTGTGCTTCTTTTTCAGGAGTAGAGTCACCAACCACCATAGTTTTTACAGGTCCATCACTAGGTAACAATTCTTTGTAAGCTTGAGCTTGAAATTGTGTAACCGCTTCAGATAATAAAGGGTGTGTAACTGAACTTGCACCTTTGAATGGCTGACCCTCATCCATATACTTAAAACCCAACAAATCAAGACCAGATGTGTAGGACTTTTCCCAATCACCTCTGGATTCTTTGTCTTTTTTATAATCGGATATAAGTTGTGATGATAACGATGTTAAAACTCTTTCATCTAAATCCTCAGCTAAGTTTGAAAAAAAATCTTTTTCTTCTTCAACCAACTCTTCAACATCTTCGTTTGCCGGTGTTACCTCAACGTTTACTTCTTGCTCGTCCTGTATTTCTTCTAATTCTTCAGCCATTAATAAATCCTTGTTTTTTTATTTCTTGCCAGTTTTGTTTTAACCGTGACATACGTTCCTTTTTTTGCACCCATCATTTGATTTTTTGCAAAACTAGCAAAGTCAATTTTACTTGGCAATGCTTCATAGGGCACAGGAATCATTTTACGATTTTGATAAGCCTTGTCAAAAGCTCTTTTCTTTTTTCTTATAAGATCTAATCCTTTGCCTTTTGTTTTTAATCTTTTTCTTTTTGGCGGATTAAAAAATGCATCCATACTTGATTCAATAGGATCAGCAGAACCACCTAAAATATCAAAATCTAATGAAAATCTTTTTGCAAAATTTTCTGATTCTTTTCTTTGTTTTTCTGTCGGCATTTGTGACATACGTTATCCTATCATTTAAAAAGGTCTACGACTAGACCTCCTATTTTTCTATAGATTTTAAACGGTTGTGTTTTCATTTCATTTGAAATGTATAATCCAAAAGCCTCATAATAGTTTTTAGGATCATCTGCTTTTATCTCTTTTACGAGACCTTCGCCAATATAATTAGCATAAGATTGTGCTTCATCTCTTGTTCTAAATGCACCTAGGTGTAAAGCTGTGTTTTCTCTTCCTACTGTAGTTACAACTTTAAATGGTTTTTTTGGATCGCTTTTAGATACCATAATTTTTTCAACTCTTGAGTTGTATTGTTTAGCTAATCTTTCCATCGCCTCAACAACACGTCCTTTTGGTGGGCGTGCTTTTTTTAAACTAGCTAAAAGTTTGACTTGTGTAGGGTCTAACGTTGCACCCCTCTCTACCTTTCGTTCAAGCTCTCTTATTACTTCCTGAGTATCCACATCCTTACCTTCAGTCATACCATAAAACTTTTGGTTTCCTGCCTTTTTACCCTGTAATATGTCGTGTTGAATATTTGATGGATTAACGGCAATAAAATCAACATCATTTAAAGCTGCTCTTTTTGCTAAAACTTTTACTGCGTGATCGGCATAATCCTCTTTTGAACTTACGGGTCTGTAGGGATAAGGCTGTTTTTTTATTTCTTTTAATACATTTTTAGCAGTCGTAGTTTGATTGGTTTGAAGTAAAGTCTTTAATTGATTATTGAGTTCTTGTAGTTTTGTTCTTTCTTGTTGTGTTGCCATAACACCTTTATCTAAAATTTCACGAGCATCAGACACTAATTCTCTTGATCTTAAATTTGTTAAATCATCCAAAAATTCAACATTGTACGGGTTAATTGGTTTCTCTAACTTTTGTCCAGATTTCACGGCATCCTCAAAACCTTTCATTAAATCCGCTTGTATTTCATCTATTGCATAAATTTTTGAGTCTGGATTATAATATTCTGAACGTGTTCCATATCTTACAAAGTACAATTGGTCTTCACCTTCTTGTGCGAAATGTGCAACGTTTCGAGGAGCCCTACCAAGTCTTGATGGTGGTGTGATTTGCACAATAAATTCATCATAAGCCTCTGCACCTTGTAATCTATACGCGCGTTGACTCCCGTATTTTGTGCTTAAGTTTTCTGTTTTTGATTGACTTACGTGACGGACGTATTGATCTATCTTTTGATTTAAAGATTCTAGTTTATCAGCACCCGTTGTTTGATCGTAAGTTTTTGAAGCTTTTATAAGTTTTGTGGTGCCTTGTTCATTAATTAATTGATCAAGGGCTCTCAAACCACGTTGCATTTCTTCCTTTGTTCTTAAAGGATCTAAGAATCCCTCTTGTGTACCAGCTGTATTAACTTTATAAGAATAATTATTTGATTTTTGCAATTCTATTAAATTAACTTTTGTTTGATCATCAAATGTATCAATTTGTCTTTTATTTAAACCCAAAGCCTTTAACTTTGGTCTTAGAAAAGCAACCTTATTAGCAATATAACTCATTCGGTCTTGTGATATTTCATCAGCTAAATTACGATAATATTTTGGCCTGCCTTTAAATGTAATTTTTAAACTACCTAGTGGTGATTGTTCAGCTAATCTAAGTAATGTAAGTTTATCAATTCTTACGTTAGCATCTTTAGCTGCTTTTAAAAAACCACCAGTTAATTTATTACCATCAAACTTGGCTAAGTTTAAATCTTCTAATTCTTGTCTAGTAACATTTGCACGAATGTTTTGAAAGCCAGGTGTTGAATATCGTAAATCAGCTAGACGTGCTGGATTAGTAAACTCAGCTATCCATTGATCCGCTTTCAATGCTTTTTTGGCTGGATGCAGTGCAATAAAGTCATAAGTTGTAGATCCAAAATTATACGGTCCTTTACTTTTTCCTCCAAAACTTAAAGGTTCAGACATTACCGCATTTTTTATTTTAAGTAATTCAGCATCATCTTTTGCTAGTTGTTGTGTTACCGCTAAATCTTGTTTGTCTTTTGGCACTAATTCTTGTGAACGTTCTGCGGCAACAGGGACTTGGTTCGTGGACCGTGGTACAGCATCCGTTTGTGGTCTAAACAAACCTTTAATACCTTTTGCCGCTTTTTTTCTTAGTCCGGGTACAAGTGCAACAGCAGCACCTAACCCACCAAGTATGCCAGTTATCCCAACATCACTTTGTTCTTGAGTTTGCTCTTCAGCCATCAATAGTACCTATATTCTTTAGGTGGAAGATCCATATCGTCTTTGTAATCAGAATATAGCTCCACGAAATTACCTTGTCTGTATCTTAACACAGCTTGTGTGGTTGAATCAACATAGTCATCGTTGGCACCATTAGGAAAAGCTGCACACTCATCAATAACTTCCTCCGCAAATTTTTCACCATATGGAAACCATATCGCTCCACTTTCAAACACGGGTGAGCAAGCATTTACGCGCGTGTGTTTATCATTACCCTTACTGGGTGTAAACGGAATCACGGGTATACCCATACGTCTGAATTCTTGAGTCAATGGTTCACCACTAGCTTTTTGCTCTATGATAATACTTTCGGGTTCCCAATATTTATTTGCATCTAAAGCCACAGCTTTTAATTCAGGAAAATCATATTTACCTCTAAGAGCATCAAGTAAAATCAAATTGGGTCCTTCTCCTTCTACCGGATAAAATACACCCCAAGTAGTAATCGCTGAATAGTCTGCTGTTTCTTTTTTACTAAATGCTGTATCATAACTTTGTATTACGTGCATAAGATTAGGAATAGGTCCTTTCCAAGGTCGCCACCATTCTCGTTTTAGAATCGCACCTTCTTCAGATGTCGGGTTCTGCATATATTGTGCAGACCAGTTTCGTATCGGTAATGATGCTTTTATTTTTTCTAATTCTTCATTGTTCCAATACTCAGGCCAAACTGGATTACCAGAGTCTAAAATAGCCGGAAAAGAAATCTGTCTCCAAGTATCAGCTTTAGGTTCTGTTTGAGCCTTTAACAATCTACCTGTCAAATCATCCTCTGCCCATCTTGTCATAACTAGTAAAATAGAACCACCCGGTTGTAATCTCTGTCGTGGACCAGAGGCATACCACTCAAAAGCACGCTCCATAGCCATATCAGACATTGAATCTTGTTCAGTGTGTGGATCATCAATAATTAATAAATCCGCACCACGACCCGTGATAGATGCACCAACTCCAGCTGCATAATATTCACCACCCTGATTAGTTTCCCAACGTCCTTTTGCTTTTGAGTCCTCACGAAGTTTTACATCACCAAATATTTGTTTGTATTCAGGTGACCCAACAATGTTACGAACCTTAGAACCAAATCTAACTGCAAGTTCTGTGTTATGAGACACTTGCATAATTTTCATTTTTGGAAACTTCCCTATCATCCAAGCAGGAAAATATATTGAAGCAAATTCTGATTTTGTATGTCTAGGTGGCATATTTATTATAAGCCTCCCTTTTTTATTTTTTGCTATATTTGTAAATTGATTGGCAATAATTTGATGATGTCCCCAATTCTCTCTTTTACTAGTTTTACGATATATAAAATCAGGCCACATCTCTTTTACAAAATATAAAAAATGATCCTGACAAAGCTTGATGTTTTCAATTAAGAGCCTCTCTACTTGGAGCCTTAATTTATCAGTTGTTAGATTATTTACTGACATAGAATCAATATATACCACCTATAATAAATTGCAATTGTATACGTGTATATAACTTAACGTAAGCACGGCTTGTCGCAAGAACCTAGATGTTGTTACGGGGATTGAGTTTGCAACTAAATATTGAATTTACGGGTAGAAATTGAGCCTTTTTTTACAGGATACGGGGATCTGAGCTAGACGCAAAAAAACGGCAACAGGTTATCCTATTGCCGTTTTTAGTTGGTAAGTTTACCTTAAGATTGATATTCTAACTTGATGTAATGCACGTTGTACATCATTCATCAACTCGTGAGATTGTTCATTATTATAATTAGAACAATGTTCAACAATTATGTCTTCCAATACTTTTGCAACAAGAGCATTGTTTAACCTAAGTTGTGAATGTGGTTCAGTAACATTACGTTCAGTTGGTGTGGCAACCTCACTAGCATCATTAATGCTAGTGAGATTTGTATCTTCAATAATCTGTAAGAATCTAGTCATCTTTTTTGATTACTTCAAATTTATATTCAACTGATTTAGTTGGTACTAAACAATCAGCATAAACTAATGGATACTTTTCTTTTAACTTCTTACTATCAACTCTACCAGAAATTAAAATTTTATTACCATTCTCATCTTTAAGTTGATTACCTTTTCCATCAACTGCATAAGATGATTGTCTAACAATCTTAGAAACACACGTTCCATTATAATCCCCAACTTTATCTAATTTTAGTTGAGCAGTATTTAATGCATCAAATACCTCTTGGATTTGTGGTTTATAAGTTGTTAAGATTTTTTGTTTATCTAAAACTTCTTGTTTTAGTAAACCATATTTTAAAACGAATTGTTGCTTTAACTTAGTAAAGTAAACAATTTTTTCTTTTAATTGATGTGTCATAATTATACCTTTTCCTTTGTTTAATGTTTAACACATATATATTATAATCACACTTTTTCATAAAAAAAAAGCTTTTTTTTATTTTTTTTAAAAAGAAAAAAACCGCACGCCATTCGCATCTGCTGACGCGTCGCCGCGGGGAACTTGGTAATGAGATTATACAAACCAATCCAAAATCGGACGGGAAACGGGAAACGGCAAATTAGTTACAAAGTATAACGAGAAGGGCAACTACTAGGGTGATCCCTAGTAGTTGCAGGAAGGAAACGATTAACAAATTGCAAAGCCTCCAGAATGTTTAGCAAAATTTATAAACTCCTTAACATTCTCTTTACTAAATGGATAAGAGTCGTCCCAACTCTTTTTACTATATATTTGTTTCCAATGATCATAGTAAGGGAAAGGATAGTCCCTTGGTGCAAGATTTTCTCCAGGTCGTAACCTTTCTACCTCTTTTTTTAAATCTGCGATTTGTTGTTCTATCTTTTCATTATGCTTACGTGCGATTTTAGCTTTAGCTTGAATCTTTTTTTCAAACTCATCAACATAACCATTTGCAATACACTTCTTTAATCTTTTAACAATTTCTTTTGCTACAGATTCAGAATATTCCGTACCACTGTTATTATGTAAATTTTGTTTTTGTTTTTCTGTAAGTAAGTCTCCGCATTTATCTTCTATTAATTCTGCAAGTGGTCTCCACCACCACACATTATTACGAAAATAATAACCCGGGTTATATTCTTGAAATTCATCTATCTTTTTAAAATAAATTTCTTTCTCTTCTTTAGTTGCTGTGTCCCAATCGATTGTTGGTTTCGTGCTTTTTAGATTCGGATTTAATCCGTATATATCAAAACCCATAAGGTTCTCCTTTCTTAATTGTTTAACAAGTTTAGTATATACATTTTTATTTGCTAATGCAAGAAATTTTTTTATAAATTCTGTCCGTGAACTTTTCCCCGCTGCGCCGTGCTGGCAAATTTATGAATACGCAGCCAATGAATTCGGATCGAAACGGGAAACGGGAACTAAAAACACGCTGCAATTGCACACAGGATGAGGACCATCCCTGCCAGCAGCAAGCGTGGGCACCAGAGGGCCATTGCAATTATCACCAAAAACCAGGACATTTCTCCAGTATACAAAATTTTTTGACAGCGTCAACAGGTTTTTACAGGTAAGCTCCTGTTTACCAAGATCCTCGGTTTTCTGGGCTTTTTGCTTCACGCTGTTCCCCGCTGCGCGCCTGGCTAGCTCGATCATAATGAAAAAACCCTAGAAAACTAGGATCGAAAACGGGAAACGGGAATCCAGATTCACGCCTCAGTCTGCGCCAGGCAGCGCAGGGCCCATAACGCTGGTCGCAAAACTGTAGAAGGGACACGATACGGGAAACGGGAAACGGGAAACGGGAGTCCAGGCTCACGGATCTCGAGAATTTTGAACTCTCTCTTCGCGAGGGAGTTATGCAAGATAAAAGATTTACCGCCAGCAGCTTGACGTTTTAAGCACCAAGACATCTGATACTTTGTTAAACCGTAATTTTTAGCATCGTTTGACTTTAATTCTAACCAAAATTCAACACCATCCATACAAGCATTGATGTCAGGTATTCCGTTGATTGTATGGGATTCTATTCTAACAAAATGCCAGTCCCTGTGTTTTTTCTGAATCAGGTTAATGTGCCGCCAAATTTGTGACTCTTTCATTTTGATTTTTGTGGGGTAACATCAATTATTGTTGATGCATCTTTTATTTTAGATTCTAACTCTTGTAATCTTTCCTCTAATTTTTCTCGGCTCATACCCTCAAGTGTAGTATGAGAAATTTCTTTTTTATCAATAAACTGACCAGCCAATTGTCCTGATCTAAACTCTGCATTTATTGCTCCGGTATATTGCCCTTTCATTTCTGCTCCATTACGTAAACGTTCAAATATTTTATATCTTCTTAGCTTATCTTTTTCATATTTTTCTTGCTCTTCTTGTAACTTCATTTCTAAATATCTACACACGTGTGGATTATATTGAGGGTTAGTAAGTCTACTTGCAATTACCGCTATAGAACTTTTAGATCCATTATCAGAATACCCTGCTTTTTTCAATGCATCACTTTTTGATATGTGTCCCCAATTTTCTACAAGTATCTCAACAAATTTTTTCTGTTTATCTGTAAGATCTGCAATTGTTCTTAAATTTTTTGGTCTTTGAGGCATTACAATTCGTAGTTTAGCAATATTTCTTCGTCTTTTTTTATTTTTTTTATTGATCGTATATTGTATATTACATAATCATCCCAGTCTTCTTTGACAAACAACTCACAATTGTTTTGCAGACTATGATTAACAAATCCACCAAGTGGTGTCCTAACATATCCATAAATCATTGGCACTTTAATATGTGTAGATCCTAAATCCATACCTTTTTTTATATTCATATTAGCAAAAATTCCGTGACCTTCAATTGAGCTTACATCTATTTTTAAGTTTTTAGGTAATGGTCTATAATAAAACCTATTCATTTTTAAAATTGTCATAAATTATTATAAAGTATTTTACTAGAAAGTAAATTTTTAAAATTGAAATGCAGGACTCTGTCCATAAGAACTTAGGTATATTCCTACTTTTTGGGAAAAATTCCTAGTTTTTTCCTAAAATATTTTACAATATTTCCTAGTTTTCTCTTGTTTTTCCTAGTTTCCTAAAATATTTGCTATGTTTTACA